ATGAGTAACATGAGCCGCTGGATAATTAAACAGGAAGAAGACAATGACATACGCCGTGCTGGATATAGAAACGACACTGGACTGGAAGAGGATACACCTAGCAGGAGTGTATCTGCCAGACTCTGGGAAGAGTATTGCGTGTTACAGCGTTACACAACTACAGGAAGCCTTGACTGGTGTATCAACGGTTATAGGTCACAACCTGATTGGCTTCGATCTGCCTAGACTTGAAGAGGTCTGGGGCTTTACGTGGACGGGCGACATCAAGGATACGCTAGTGCTTGGTCGTTTACTTGATCCGTCCATCGATGGTGGTCATTCACTGAAGCAGTGGGCTATGCGCACCGGCGAAGAACTCAAGCAAGAGTTTTCAGTCGAGGCGTTTGACGGCCCTCTAACAGACGAGATGGTTGAGTACTGCCTGACAGACTGTCGCGCAACATGGCACGTCTACCGGCACATAGTACAGCGCCTCAAGAAGCTAGACTTCAGTGAGCATTGTCAGCAGCTAGAGCATGACGTAGCTGTTATCATCGCAGGGCAGGTCAGCAACGGCTTTGCGTTTGACTTTGACATGGCGTGTACGTTACATGCTGAACACGAACAGCGAATGAACGCTATCGAATCTGAACTGCAAGAAGTATTCCCGCCCATCGTTGAAGAGCGTTGGTCTGAGAAGACAGGCAAGCAGTTAAAGGATAAGGTAACAGTGTTCAACCCCGGTTCGCGCCAGCAGGTAGCAGAGCGTTTAGTTTCTAAGGGTGTTGTATGGACTGAGCTAACACCGGCAGGTAAACCAAAGGTTGATGAAAGCACACTCAAGCCGCTGCAACACATACCAGAAGCTGCGCTGGTGCTAGAGTATTTAACAATCAGCAAGCGTATCGGTATGCTCAAGTCGTGGATTGATTCCGTTGAGGGCAAACGCATACACGGTTACGTCAATACGTGCGGCGCTGTTACTGGTCGTATGACACATAGCAAACCAAACATGGCACAGATACCATCTGAGTCTAAGTATCGTGAATGTTTCACAGTCGAGGAGGGTAACGTGCTAGTGGGTGCTGACGCTTCAGGTCTGGAGCTACGCTGCCTTGCGCACTACATGAAAGATGAAGAATACATCAAAGAATTACTTGAAGGAGATGTACACACAGCAACACAACAGGCTGCTGGACTTACAACAAGAGCTGATGCTAAACGTTTTACCTATGCTCTACTGTATGGAGCAGGAAACGCAAAGCTTGGATCTATCCTCGGAGGAACTGCTAAGAATGGCAAGCGAGCTAGAGATAGTTACCTACGAAACATGCCAGCTTTTGGGAGGCTGGTCAGAAAGATTGAGTCTCTTGCTTCAGCAGGCCGCATACCCGGAGTTGATGGTAGACAAGTATGGATCAGACATCAACATGCTGCACTGAATACGTTGCTGCAATCCTGCGGTGCTATCATTATGAAACAGGCGTTAGTCATAGCCAACGACAGATTACGGAACGTGCCGCACAAGTTTGTTGCGAACGTCCATGATGAGTTTCAGGTTGAGACTGCGCCAGAACATGCAGAACTAGTAGGGAGGGAGTTAGTAAACGCAATCATCGAAGCAGGTGAAGTACTTAATCTTCGCTGTCCGCTGGACGGTGAATATAAAATTGGTAAAACTTGGGCGGAAACGCATTGAGTATTATCAAAATCCGTGGTATAATATTATGGTAGTAAACAAAAGGAGAAAGTCATGACTGATAAACCACAACCAATCACAATCAAAGGAACTCTTTACTGGGTTGAACGTCACAAGCTGAACAAGTTTAGCAACAAGTATCAGATTGTACTGGGCAACCTCAGTGACAAGGCCGTTGAAGCGTTGGATAACATGGGCATTGCTGCTGCTAACAAAGGCGATGAGAAGGATTCATTCATCACTATGAAGAGCAACAACCCAATGCGTGTTACAGACGCTGACGGCAACGAGTTCGACTCAGACGTTATGATCGCCAACGGCAGTGAAGCTGTCTGTGTTGTCGGTTACTACGACTGGTCTGTCGGTACAGGTCGCAGCCCTAGCATGATCAAGTGCAAGGTAACAAAGCTGATCGAATACGTTGACGACACCGTTGATGAGGACGCTGCCCTGTGATCTTAATTGATGGGGACATCGTAGCATACCGCTGCGCTTACAAGTCTAGAGATGATCGTGCAGAATACGCAGCATACAGTGCAGGCTCATACCTGTCCGATCTTATCAGCGACTTGTATATCCTCATCGAAGACGAGCCTGAGTACCGTGTATTCCTCACGGGAAAGGGCAACTTTCGACACGACTACGCAGTCACTGCTGGCTACAAGGAAAACAGAAAGGACAAGGAGAAACCTGAACACCTTGCTGTTATCCGCCAGTACCTGATCGATGAATGGGAAGCTGTTGTTAGTGAGGGGGAAGAGGCAGACGACTTGATAGCCATTGCCGCCACCCAACAGCCAAGCATAATCGTCAGCATCGACAAGGACTTCGATCAAGTTCCGGGCAAGCACTTCAACCCTAACACCGGCAAGCTATACGATGTTAGCGAAGAGGATGCTGTCAAGTTCCTGTACGAACAAATCCTTACGGGCGACCGCGCAGATAACATCATGGGCATCAAGGGCGTTGGCCCGGTCAAGGCTAAGAAAGCGTTAGCAGACTGTGTTACAGAACGTCAGATGTATGATGTGTGTGTTGAAATGTACGGCGATGAAGAGCGTGTTATTGAAAACGGTAGGCTGCTGTACCTGCGCCGCAAAGAGGGAGAGATCTGGAATGCGCCGAACGCTGAGTAACGTACCAAAGGGCTACGACTCGTGGCTTGAGTGGGATCTGGCACAAGTGCTGGTCAACTGTGACTATCACCCCTGTGCCATTTCTTACGTCCAATATAAAAACTATTACCCTGACTTCACATACAAGCAAGGTGATATAACGTATTACATAGAAGCCAAGGGGAGGTTCCGTGACAAACCAGAGGCGCGTAAGTATGTCGATGTCAAGAAAGCTCTCAAGCCAGAGGAGGAGCTGGTATTCGTCTTCCAAAACCCAGACAACAGAATGCCAGATGCAAAGCGCAGGAAAGACGGCAGCTTCTACTGCATGTCAGACTGGGCAGAGCGACACGACTTCAAGTGGTACACCCCTAAAACCATGCCAGAGGAGTGGAGACAATGAATAAAGTTTTTATTGCACTAGACGAAAACAAAGTGATGTCGATGGAAACAGTAGACGCTTTGGACGTTGTTTACGACTGCATTGGTGAGCTACATTCAGAAGCTGAAGATAGATTTTATGAAACAAAACACTGCTGTCACAACGCATACGCTGAAGGTTTAGGAGAAGTTTTGAATGTTATAAGAGGACTTCGCTGGTGACCAGACATCTAGTAATACCTGACACACAATGCAAACCAGGAGAGTCTTATGAGCATCTTCGATGGGCTGCGCGGTACGCTGTTGCTACTAAGCCTGATGTCATTATACACTTGGGCGATCATTGGGATATGCCTAGCCTTTCTTCGTATGATGTAGGTAAGAAGTCGTTTGAAGGACGGCGTTACGCTGCTGATGTTGAGGCGGGTAACAAGGCAATGACTGCGTTTATTAAAGTTATACGAGACGAACAGAAGCGTCTACGTAAACATAAGAAGCGCATCTGGAAACCAAGGTTCGTGTTTACACTGGGCAACCATGAGAACCGCATCGAACGTGCAGTAGAGAACGATGCAAAGCTTGAAGGATTGATGAGCTATGAAGATCTTAACCTCAAAGATTGGGAAGTTTATCCGTTTCTTCAGCCGGTTATTATTGATGGTGTTGCTTATTGCCATTACTTTACTAGCGGGGTCATGGGTAGGCCAGTCAGCAATGCAAAGCTTCTACTCCAAAAGAAACACATGTCAGCCGTCATGGGACACGTGCAAGACAGAGACATTGCATTCGACCGAGACGCATCAGGAAAGAGAATGACTGCGTTGTTTGCAGGTATCTACTATCAACACGATGAGGAGTACCTCAACCCACAGACAAACGGATCATGGTCAGGACTCTGGATGTTTAACGAAGTAAAGGACGGGGCGTTTGACGAGATGCCTATAAGCATGACGTATCTTCGGAGGCGGTATGGCTAGGACATTCGACGAAATGCTAGAGCTTATCGGCAACCACATCGACGAGATTACGTTACTGGAAGTGCTAGAAATAAACTCAGAGGATATTGTTATAGCTTTTGCTGAACGCATAAAGGATAACATAGAGAAGTTTAACGGCTTGGAGGAAGAGATAGATGACTACTAAGTGTGATCGTAACGTACCCTATCGAGGCTCAATAGATGACGCCACGCCAGAAGAGTGGGACAAGAACCGCAAAGGTTACTGGACTAAACAGGGAGGACTAGAGCCAATCAAGCCTACAAAGTTTGACCCGGTTAAGCAGCCTGAGCACTACAACACAGGCGCTATTGAGTGCATCGACGCTATCAAAGCATCAATGGAAGCTACGCAGTTCAAGGGGTATCTAAAGGGTAACGTAGAGAAGTACGTCTGGCGGTACGAGTACAAGAACAAACCAGTAGAGGATCTTCGTAAGGCGCGTTG